AATGCATTAATTGAAGCAGTCGCTGTAGCAGTGATCCCTGACCCTTCAGGGAGTCCAAATGTGACCGTAGGTGCAGTTCTATAGAATGCCCCACCAGTAGTGCCTCCAGGGAACAGGAAGGCAGAAGAACCAACACTTATAGGTGCAGACATGATACTGACACCACCACCAACCATTGGGGTGGCAAGGACTGCTGTGGCTGCTGCACCAACATGTTTTGGTGTAGAGAATGTTACTGTTGGAGAATTAATATATCCTCCACCAGAGGAACTTACGGTAACTACTCCAACTCCACCAGTTGTTGAGATGCCCGATGTAGCAGCCGCTCCAGATCCCCCACCACCACTAAATTTAATCGTAGGTGGAGAAGTATATCCTGTTCCTGGATTTACTAATCCAATTTGCTGAACAGATCTTAATTTGGCGTTTGTATTTGTATTGCAAACATTTATACCACTTATCATTTGAGCGACTGTTCCTATGCCAGTCACTGAACCTGCAATTCCTACCGAAGCGATTCCCACTGATGGTAGCGAACTATAACCTGCTCCTCTATTAGTAAGCCTTAAGAACCTTACGCCATTGTTTACAAGTGAAGTATTTGCCGTGGCAGTAACTCCCGTCCCAACAACATACAGAAGTTGTGCAACTCCAATAATTGTTGATGTGCCGCTTTCAGATGTTCCATCATAATCATCTCCAATCAACTCATTATCAATTTCTTCAATTCCAGTATCAATAACTTCATCTTCGATACGGAAGAGTTCACATCTCAACTCATAAACATAGTTTTTCTGTAGTTGATAAAATGGTTTTTCGTGCTCAACATATTTAATTTCAAATAATCTATCACCTAAGGGAAAATATATTAAGTCTCCTTCCTTTGGTCTGGTTGACAACTTTACATTCGATTCATTTCTCATCAAAGGAGAGATATAAGTCTCAAATCTTTCCTTTGAAATAATTAAAGTTATCTCATTTGTTGCTTGAATTCCAAATTTAGATAATAAAGTTGGATTATCTCCATAACCCTCAAAAGATTCAATATAAGCCTCTATTGGGTATGCATCATCAAATTTTGATTCTATTACTTCTTTTATAACAGTATTTTCTGTTAGATATTTGCGTGGCAAGAAGTGTACGTCTATGCCATATATCCTTAACTGCTCATTGATTAAATCCTGGACAAGATTTTGCTCTCCAGAGGATCCTTGTTGAAAAAATGGATTTAACATAATCCCTATCCGATCATATCAAGAGGTGGAAGTTCATATGTGTTGGACATTTGCTCTCTAATGATTTCAAGATCTTTCATTCCATCATCATAGATTTGTCTGCCATTCAATTCTGTTCCGCCAGGGAGTTTTACTCCTTGGAACTTGATTAGATTTTGTCCCCACTGTCTTTTAATTAAGGCCGTCAAATACCTCTTCAAAAAGGAATCATTATAAACTCTAGCATGATCTGAAGGGTCTATTATTCGATAACAATCAAGAACTATACGATCATCTTTTCTAACACTACCCCAATCAATATCAAGATATAATCGATCTTGCCTCTGATTAAATCTAATCATCTTTTCTGTACTCAATGCAAAATCAATATCTTCAAGATATCTTTTAGTCATTGCATAACTAAGAATTTCTGTTGATCCTAAACCATAAATGTCATTCAGGAATAATTGATATTTAACACTGAACATGTTATTTGTTGCAGTATTAGATCCATCAAAACGGAAAATTTTGTTTACACCAATAACAGATGATGGAACTTGAATGTAGTTATTATTTTCTTCAAATTCAAAAGAAGTTGTGCTGCCTACACTATGTGTGACCGTTGTTGTCGTTATTCCACTAACGCCTGCTGTTCCAGGACCCTTTCCCCTGTTTACATCATCCTCAGTAAATTTATAATGTAAAAAAGTTTGTATTACTCCGTCAAAATGCCTCTCATGAAAATATTGAATCGCATCATCTACTAGATCCTCAATTTGCTCGTCCGCAACATTGATTTCTAGAACTGGGGCTCCCAGTTGTCTCTTACAGTAATTAATGAGATCTGATCTACTTGCTGGTTGTGCCATTTATTAACAAGTTTCCTAAGTGTATTTAGGTCTATGAGGAGATTGTATTATAAACTAATACATTTCCACGAACCAAAGGATATGTTGATGATCCAATAGTAACTAAAACATCATAAACATATCTACCTTCAGTTAGATTACCAGTTTCGGTGTCAGTTAAAGAAATTTTCATAACTCCATCAGCCGCACTAGTAATTCCAACTGTAAAAGTATCTGCTGCACCAAAAGTCGCACCAATAGCAACACTTTTGGATAGAGCTCCTGCGCCAGAATAACTTGTCAAATCAAAAGCAGCATTTGTTGTAGTTTTTACATTAAAGGTGGTTGAAAAATCAGTTCCACCATAGATTGTCAAATTAGCACCATATGGTACGCCAGAATCTGGATCGAAAGTAATATTTTTAGTTGCCATCTGGGATACCTATTACTGCCATAGTTTCTTGCTGTTTATAATATAATTTGATAAAAGATTTTGCAACATTTCTAAGTTCTTCACGATCATCACAATTATCTATCTCAGACGCAAGTTTTTGGTATGCAAAACTCTTTGACAAATTTTTGAGTTCAATTGTATCAGGATCCATTTGTTAAGCTCCTTAATAGTGATTTGATTTCATTTAAATCATCCTTCATACTAGCAACGTCAGTCTCAAGGTTTTCTATAGTTTGTTTTTCTTCATTTTTTACATTACGGCGACGTATGTAATCATTGTATTGAGACTGACTTGTATTAATAATACAGTTTGTTGTAGTATCTCTAACGAGATGAGTTTGATCCTTTACTTTATGTTTCATATTATGCGGTGGCGATAACTCTCAAGTCCTTCATTCTAGGTGGATAGGTTTGATTCGTGCTTGTCATAACAACCTTGACTCTAAACGACTTGAATGATGGAAGATTATCAGCAGTGAATGTGTATTCTCTGAAATCTAAATCTTGAGAAGCAAATCCGGAGACATCAGATACTACGTTACGGGTATCAGATTTACCGTTACTATTTTCAATAGCAATGATTTCTCCTTTATCATTTAAGTTATCAAAACCAGGGAATGGTACGAATATAGGATCAAAATTAGGAGTCTCACTAATCGCGTAGAATACTCTGATGTCCGCATAGTTGTTAATGTGAGCATCAAGTATAACCTTGAGCGAGGAAGCAGGATTTTCTAAAGTATTCTCCTTAGAAATATACTGACAAGATGTTGGATCATCATTCAAACTATTGACTCTATTATCTTGAGCATAATTTGTGATTGGAGCATCAACTCTGTTAGTTGTGAAAATCGCACTTAATCTTTGAGTGTCAATGACAGGCGAGAGGAACTCGCTATCAGTGGTAAGTTCAAGTGAGATATTCAATGAACGCTCTCCAGGGAGATCTTGCAGTGATGCTGCATTGGTCTCATTAACTCTTGAAGCAATAATTCTTGGGGAAGTAAGATAATTGCTGTTATTGAGTGTAAGAGCCTCTCTATCTTGAACAACGAATGGAAGATCGGCACCATCTGCAGAACCATCATTCAGACTTGTTCCTGAAATAGATCTCATCGTAGCATTAATGTTAGTTCCAGGAAGAGTCAGATTTTGAATCTGTGGTGTGATAATCTCATACTGCATGTTCTGAGTAGCCTTGGCGCTGAAACCACCAGTTGATTTTGTTTGATCGAAGTAAAGAATTGGGAAACTCTCTCCAGTCGTTCTGGCAATACCAGAGGTTGCCATATCAACTTTAACATTATAAGAATCAAACGTGATTGGATTATTAACAGTAACATCGCTGAGAGCGTGCTCTTTGTTAATTCTTCTTAATGATACTCCACCAAGTTCATATTTGTAAATAGGTGTTCCTGCTGGATAATCGGTGGCGGATGTTCCATCAACCTGTCTGGTAATTCCTCCAAGAGTATTACCAGTGGATTCAGTGTAAGACAGAATCTCATCGCCAATTAACAGATAACCAGCATTAGTTGTACCAACACCAACATTTTCAAACGTTCCAAACTCAGTTGGATCATCGATACTGATATCACCCGTAGATGATGAATCATATGCTACGGAAATCTTCGTTGGAATAACGTCAGGTTCAATATCAGAAAGAATTACTCTGTTGGTCTCATGATGCATTCCATGATTCTTATGATCAACAACGATATGAAGACCATCAGAAACGGTAGTAACAGAACTGACACGAGCAGCAGCACCAACACCACCAAGGGTAGTGCCAATACCGACACTGTTGGTAAACATGATTGTGTTTCCAACACCTGTGATAAAGTCTCCCTGAACATTATCAAGAATCAGTTCATTTGTAGCGCCAATAGAAACAATAGAGAATCTAGCATTTCTTCCAGTAGCCTGATTACCAAGTCCGCTGGAAAGTTCAAGAACATCACCAACAGTATAACCAGATCCACCACTACGAACTGTTGCGATAGAGACAACACCATTAACAACATGAATATCTGCTGTTAGGTCTTGACCAGCACCAGTTATATTGGACAATGAAGTATTATCATATCCACCACTTCCACTATGTGGGGTAAATCCAATACCAGCATTAATGAGATTAAGTTGACCTGTTGCAGATCCCGCGCTACCAACATAATTGCCAGTCGCATTAGAATTTATTTGATAAATCGTATTTCCTAGTTCGGGAACATGACTACCATTATTTGCAAAGTTCAGACCTGTTGTTAATCCAACTCTAACCTTTCTAGAGGTCAGATTGATTGGATCAGGCATGAGTGTAGGAACTTGAGCATTTCCTTCAGCAAGGATTGGACTATACAGTTCCATAGTTCCAGAAGGAGAGAATCTCGCTCTGTTAATTACGAACTTAAGATCTTCCCACTGGCTTGGTTCCCAAGTAGAACCATTCTGAGATTTAAAGAAGGATCCAAGATCTGGTTGAGTAGAAACGAACTGATCTGTAATTTTGTCATTTTCACCAACTCTAGAAATCCAAACCTTATACTTCGTAGAAGCAGAAACTAGGACCATTGCATATTCAGTCTGTTCTTCAACGTATACTGGAGCATCAAAGAAGATTCTAGTTCCAACATCACCATCAGCAGACACTTCGATCTCTGAAGGAGGAAGGGTTACTTCGGAGAATGGTAAAATAGTTTCCGTTGGAATACCATTTTCCATTGTTCTCAATTGAAGCACCACTGGAATATCATTAGTATCAACTTCTGC